CTTATGGAAGTACCCGCTCCGCTGGAGGGGCCCGCGAGTATATCCGCCAGACATTCCTGCAAGGAAAGCGTCCGGTGGTCGCGAAAAGGGGACCCGTGTATGTTCCGGTTCTCTCAAACGATCTTGTCCAGATGTATGAGAGCCGGCCCGGCCTCGTGACCGAGGTAAGGGGTGTGCCGACCTACAGGTCGATTGACGAAGTGCGACGTGAGATATCCCGGAATCGCCCGGACCGCCCGACTCTTGAAGAAGCAGTCGAGATGCGGATTGGCGAGTTGACTGGGAAACCTTCTGTGAAGCCCCGCCCGGGCATCGCTGTGATGGTCCAGGCCGTATTGGAGCCTCTGAAGGTCCGTCTCATAACTAAGGGTGAACCTTTCAAGTACTGGTTCTCGCGATTCTTCCAAAAGGAATTGTGGGGCCACCTTTCGAAATACCCTCAGTTCGCACTGACGGGAAGACCTGTTCGACACGAGGATCTCTATGACCTCGTAGCCAGGGAGAAGACCCTTGGTCTCTCTTTCAAGTCGTGGGTTTCTGGTGATTATAGCGCGGCTACGGACAATCTGAAGATTGCGTATACCCGAGCGGCCTTTGAGACGGCCCTCGCGCGCTCCGGTTTGAGTGAGGAGGATAAGGACAACCTCCGTGAAGTGCTCTATGAACAAGAGCTTCACTACCCGGACTCCCAGAACAAGGCACATGACCTAGATCCGATCATGCAGAAGACAGGACAGCTTATGGGTTCGACCCTCAGCTTCCCGATTCTCTGTACGGTGAATCTGGCAGCATACTGGAAGACTCTTGAGGATCGCCTAGGTCGGCGAGTCCCTCTGAAAGAGCTCCCTGTGCTGGTGAATGGTGACGACATTTTATTCCGCTGTGATGCGGAGTTCTATGCCGCCTGGAAGTCTAATATCGCTGAAGTCGGCTTCGAGCTCTCGTTGGGGAAGAATTATGTTCATGATTCCTTCCTAACGGTCAACTCGACGGGCTTCCTCTGGACTTCCGATGGACGCGTCGTTGATGTTCCGTATCTCAACGTCGGGCTTCTGACTGGACAGTCAAAGCTCGGCGGGTCGAGGGCGGATACCCAAGCGACCCCGATCTGGGGCCTCTACAACGAGGTGATCCATGGCGCCTGTGACCCGCTGCGGGCTCATAGGCGCTTCATTCACTACCA